GCACCCTTACTAGTACATTATCAGCAAAAAAAGGCCGAAATTTTCAGCGGTGCGCCTAGACAATGGGCGCACCTTTGTGCGTATATGGATGCAGGAACTATATTAGCACGCAAATCTGAACACTATGCTATACAAGCCCAGGCGGCAGGTGAGCGCACGATAGAAATATTTAACGAAATTAGTGACTGGTGGGGGTATGGCTTGGCGATGCTGCAGGAGGACTTAGGAGGCTACAAAGGTCCGGTCCGCGTTCGTGTAAACAGCGTAGGCGGTGACTACCTGCAGGGCGTTGCCATCATGAACTACCTTAAAGAGTTTGCACCAACCGTAGAAGTGATCGGCCTAGCAGCAAGCAGCGCCACGATAATCGCATCAGCCGGGCGATGGGTACAGATCCACGAAGGAGCTTTTTATATGATCCACAACCCAATGACGAATTGGGGTGGTAATGCTAACGAGTTGGAAGCGGACTTGTCTATACTTCGCAAAATGGAAGCAGACATGCGCTCAGTCTATTCAGCTGGCATACGTCGCAGGGGCAAGATGGAGCAGCTGACCGATGCAGAGCTAGACGCAAAGGTTAAAGAATGGATGGATGCAGAAACCTGGTTCACAGCAGCCGAAGCGGTGGAGTACGGCTTTGCGGATGAGGTTTTGAAAAGTGAAACAGGCCGCAAGAATGTAGAGGCAGCGGCTAAGACAAGGTATTTTGCGCAGGCAAACTTTAAGAACGCGCCAGCGCTTGACATAACAAACAAAAAAACAGAGATGAGTAAAAACACATTAACCAGCTTCCTTGATGGGTTGAAAAACTTAATCAGCCAAACGGAAGTAGAGCTGCCAAAAACAGAGGCGGCAGCGGAAGAAACAGCGCCTACAGAGGTTGAGGCTGCAACAGAAGCAGAAATCGCAGCAGCCATTCAGCTACTAACAGACTTGGGCTATTCGGTAGAAGCGCCTGAGGAGGAGGTAGTAGTAGAACCCACACCGGTCGAAGAGGCGAAAAAAGACAAAGAGCCTACAATGACAGTCGCTGAAGTAGAAGCGTTAGTAACTGCACGTGTTGAAGCTGCAATGAAAGCAGCTCAGGCAGCGAAGGCGGTTACAAAAACAGCAACAGCACCAGCCAAAGCGGTAACAAAGCGCGAAGAGTTGGCAGCAGAGGCAGCAAAGGCCCTAAATTCCTTAACCAAAAAAATGACGAAGTAAAATGCCATTAGATCCAATGACCGACGGCCTGAGCCGCACAAACCCAAACGCACACCAGCCTGAAAACGCTATACAGCTTTATGGCGTTAAGAAGTTAGGCTGCTGCGATTACGCAGGTACTTTCACCTGGGAAGTAACAGGAAGCTTAACAGAGCCTGAAATTACATTCACTCCAACCGGAGGCGCTACAGCAACCGGCCTACGCTGCTTCAAGTGGAAGGTTTTAGACCAGAGCGGCAATGCTGCTTACGGTGCTACCGTTCCACCCGCAACTACTCCTGTGGTAGTCGGATTGGGCAGCTTAAATTTGCTTGATCCACTACGGATTGAATTTTACGCTGAGGTGAACACCAATGGCAATATTTGCAGCGATTCTTACTGGATTGCAGTACCAGCGGGTTACGTAAATGGCGTACTTTCTCCTGAGCCTGCTATCTAAACCTTAACCAAATAACAACTACGCAACAATGACAGTTGAACAGCAATTAAATATAAACTTTACAGGCATCGAGGCAAACACCTTGTTCTTCGAGCCTATTTACCAGGATCCTGACGTAAGGGCGGATTTTCGTATCATTTCCAATGTGACCAGCAAACGCAAACTTGCATTTGTGCAGGAGTTGGAAAAAGTAGTACGTCAGTATAGTGGCTGCGGCTTTGTTCCTGCGGGTAATGCTAAGATCTATGAGCGCACTTTGCAGGTTGACAAAGTAAAGGTAAACTTGGAGTGGTGCTGGGAAGAATTTAAGGACACAGTTTATGAGGAGGCATTGAACAAAGGTATCAGCCTTCCAGACATTTCCGGGACTTTGATCTTTGACATTCTGCAAACACTTGCTCAGTCTGCAATCAAGAAGGATAACACGCGCTTGGCGTTCTTTGGTGATCGCGCTAGCTTGAATGCTGATTACGATTCTACCGATGGTTTGTGGACAGTTTACATTCCTCAGTTCGTAGCTGCCAACCAATGTCCATACACGAACACCAACAGCGGTGTAGCTTTGGCAGCTGGTGATGGTATCGACTACCTACGCGACGTGTACAACGCAGCAGACGTACGCCTCAAAGGTTTGCCTAACAACATGAAGAAGTTTTATGTTAGTGGCAGCGTGTTTGAGCAGTACCGCGAAGATATTGAAAACGGTGGTGGTGGTGATGCAGGTATTACAGTACTTCAGAACGGTCAGGAAGTGTACAGCTTCAGAGGTATCGAGGTAAAGCCAATGTGGTTATGGGATGAAATTATGGCAAATGACTTTGCAAGCCCTAACACGCACTACATTCTATACACTACTCCTCAGAACTTGGTGTTCGGTACTGACTTGTTGGATGCTGAAAACCAGTTCAAAGTTTGGTACAATGATGACAGTGAGGTGATCCGCTTGAAGGTTCTTTACAAGATGGGCTTCAATGTAGTACACCCTTCTTTGTTGTCTGTAGGTTATTAATTCACAAAAAAAACGATTGAAATAAATGGCTTTAACAGCAGGTTATACACAAGCCTGTTCACCCAACGCAGGCGGGGTACGTCGTGTGGCTTTAGCAAGCCGCGCTGACGTGTCCACCTGGGTAGTGGATGTGAATGGGCAGGTGACCGGTATCACAATGGTCGCCACCAAAAAATTCTATGAGTTTGAGGCTGAGTTGGAAACGATTGAGTTCACTGAAAACGGCAGCTTTGCAAACAAAACAACTTTATTTGAGCAGTCTATTAACATGACGTGGTTGCCCTATGGCTCCACAGCTCGTAAAGCATTACTTGAACTTTACAATGAAAGCCCTTGCGGCATGGTTTGTATCCACCTGGAAGAAACCGGCACTGCTTTCATTTGGGGTATTTTGCCAAGTGACGTAGCTGAAGACAAAAAGTTTGTGGTTCGCATGAACACAAGCACGCGCACAACAGGCCGAGCTTTGAATGATTCTGCACAGGTTGAGTTGGTTCTGAGCGCTCGTAACATTGTACCAGCTGCGGTATTTACTCCAGGTTGGGCCGGTGTTCCATTAACCTAAACTTTGTAACTTATGTACGAAATTAAAGATGAGTATAAAGAATACAGGTGGATGGGTACGCTTGGCGGTAAGTTTGTTGTCAAGGAGTTGGGGCAGCTCACCCAAGACGAGCTGGCAGAAATGTATAAATATCCTGTACAACATAAGTACTATAAGCCAAGGAGCAGCAACGCTGATAAAAAGGCGGAGGCGAAAGAAGCTCCTAAAAGCGATTCATGATGCAGAGCAGCAACAGCAAACCAAATAAAAAGACAAGCCCGGCTGGTGATGACCGGCCGGGCGGTCTTATTTCTAGTGAATTCGTAGCGCGGGCTAACCCTGTACTACCTAAAGACGTGATCCAGGAAACAGTTATCCTAGATCCACGTATTTACATAGCTAACGACTTCGTTCGGTTTTTTTCGGATGGGGATGACATGCTACACACCATTATTTCGGTGGTGAACAATAGTCCTACCTGTGCAGCGATCATTCAGCAAAAGGTGGCTTTGATTGTAGGTGATGGCTTTACAGCCATGATGGGCAGAGCTAACAGCGTACTACGCAGTGCGCAAAGTACCAACCAACCGGTCACAGACGAGCAGCAGCTTGAGTTCTTGGATGAAAAACTAAGGGTAGTAAACGGCAACGGTGAAAGCATTACTGAAGTACTAGAGAAGGCGGCCCGCGACTATGCGACCTTCGGTAACTGCTACATCACGATGGCACGAACCGACGAAGGGCAAATCTTCTGTAACCATGAGCCGTTCCAGGGTGGAAGGCTAAAGCGTAGGAACCAGGAGGGCGATATTACCCACGTGGGCTTTGTGGAGGATTGGAAGAACTGGAACTACATACACGCTAAAACCGTACCATTGTACCCTACCTGGGAAGCAGATGAGAACGGTATTGAGCGCACCTGCATTCATATTGCAAACTACACGCCAGGGTTCGACTATTATGGTATTCCCGACTGGATTAGTGCCTTATTTTTTAGTTCCCTGGAGTATATGGCTGGAAGGTGGAACCAGTCAAAAATTGAGAACGGTTACACACCTTCAGGGGTGCTTCAGTTCTTTGGCGCTGTTTCTGAGGAGCAAGCAAACAAGATTGTAAAAGATGCAAAGGATCGCCTAACAGGTTTGGGTAATAACTCAGGGCTTTTAATCCAGGTGCTTTCAGATGAAAGTATGAAGGCGACTTTTACAAGTATGGAAAAGGAAGGCCGGGATGGTGAGTTTTTGGAGCTTGCTACAGTTGCAGCTCAGGAGATTATCACAGCTCACCGCTGGACAGCAGCTTTGGCAGGTGTTGCTATCGCTGGCAAACTCGGCACTAACCAAACCGTTCTGCAAGAGTTTCAAATGGTTCAAAACACTGTTATCAAACCGATGCAGAACCGCCTACTGGCAAAGTTTGTGAACGTGTTTGTGGAGCATAGCGTTGGTGCTAACAATATGTACCTGCAGATAATGAACTTAACGCCTGTGAGCTTCTTTGGTGCGATTAATATAGATACAGCGCTAACGGTTGATGAGAAGCGCAAAGAGCTGGGCTTTGAACCGCTGGAGCAGCAGCAGCCTACACAAACGCAATTATAAAGGTCGATGAATATACAAACACCAACACTAATACAAGCGCAGGAGGTTTGGAACGGTGGAGTTATAAAAGCTACACCTATGAACACGCGCTTTGATAGCTCGTTGCTTAATCCTCACATCATGGATGCCGAGGCCGGCCATGTTATTCCGCTTTTAGGTGCGCTGCTTTATGAAACAATGATAAGTAAAAAGGCAGGCACAGTAAGCAATTATAATATGGTACTGGGTCCTATTCAAAAGGCATTCACAGAGGTAGCGGATGCTGCCTATGAGGCACTTTGGTACAGGCACCTGAATACCTATATAGCTTGGTGCGTGTATTATGAGGCGTTGCCGTTCCTGACTATTCAAACAGGGGTCAATGGTACGTTTATTACACAGACCGAATACTCGCAAAATCCGGGCGTATCTGCTGCTAAGTACCTACAGGACAATGTAAAGCGTCGCTTGGTAATTATGCGTGAAGTTATTGAAAATTACCTGTGCGCCAATGCAGCCGACCTGCCTGAATACGACACCAGCAAATGCCCGCAGACCGGCACAGGGTGCGAAAAAGAAGAAAAGGCCACCGGCAAAAGTATGAGCCAGTTTGGCATGTATTACGTAAACAATAACAACAATTTAGACTAAATGGAAAGCCTAGAGGGTTTGTATTTTATCAAAGGTATCATAGCAGCAGCGCTGGCAGGGGTACTAAATTATTTTATGCCAGTGCAGCACTTTGTAGCCATAACTTTTTGCTTGATTTTTGCCGACTTAGTCACAGGTCTTCAGGCCGCCAAAAAGCGCGGTGAGCAGATACATTCTAAGGGCTTACGTCGCAGTTCCCAAAAATTTATGATGTATTGCTTTGCCTTGCTCAGTGCGCATGGCATCCAAGCAATTTATTTCGGTGAGTTCCCGTTGGCCTATACCGTTTCAGCTTACATTTCAATTACCGAATTTTGGTCAGTACTTGAAAATGTAGGCGTTGTAACAGGCACAAACGTACTGGATGCAGTTCGGGAAAAACTTACCGAAGTGCTAAAAAACAAACCTAAACAGGATGGACTTTAGTAGAGTAACAAACAATATTCAGTTTGTGCAGGGTGACGACATTGTGTTCTCGCTTGTCTTCGAAGACTGCGATTTAGGTACGCCTATTAACATTAGCGCTTGGGTGTTTAGTTGCCAGGTGCGCAAACTTCAAGATGGCAGCCTATTAAAGCAGCTAACTGTAGGCTCAGGTATTACGCTATCTGCCAGCGTTCCGCTTGGTACGGTTGACACCGCTACACTAACCTTTGATAAAGCTGACACCGCTTTACTTGCTTGGGATGGCGCTCAGTACGAGCTTCAGGCAGTAGACAATAACGGATACAAGCGTACCTGGCTGGGCGGTTCCCTTAAGATGCAGCGACAAATAAATACTGTATAGGCTATGAGCGCAAACATAACATTTAGAATTAGCACCTCACCGCAGGTAAAGTTAAAACTACCGGTTGGCATCACAGGCCCGCAGGGTTCTACCGGTCCGCAGGGGCCAGTTGGTCCACAGGGGCCAATTGGTCCAGTTGGCCCACCTGGCCCTCCAGGTCCACCGGGTGATGTAGTTGGCTGGCTAAATGCTTTACCCGCCTACAGCTCAGACGATGCAGCCAGCACAGGCGGTATTATAGTAGGTGGCTGGTACTTATTAAGCGATCCAAACGATTACGGCATACCGGGCGGTTTCCCTAAAAAAAGACTATTTTAATATATGAAAAAATTACTTTATTTACTCTTTTTGCTTGGAGCCTTTACACAGGTGCAGGCACAAAATAATACAGTGTACGGAGCCGGCATCAGCTATACAAATGGCACTCCCAGCTTTACACCTCCCGCTCGCACTTCGCGAGTTGCAATTGATACGATTACAGGCAAATGGTATCACTTTAACACTCCCGGAGGATGGCAGCTACTTGGAAATACTATTGAAGAAATTGCAGGATGCAGCGCACCAGCATACACTCCCACGAAAGGTGATAGCAAGATTGTAATTAATAACTGTACCGAACCGGAACTTTACTACTGGACAGGTTCGGTTTGGGTGTGGATTAACCAAGGTACTACCTACACCGCTGGCGCTGGCATCCGAATTGAAAGTAATTCTATTATTTTGGATTCGCTTTATATTCTACGATTCCGCACAGGCTCAAACACAGATGGCGCAGCAGGTACAATGTCTTGGAATGCAACCGAAGAAACGGTAGATTTAGTGACCGATCAGGGCGCAGTTACAGGACATTTAATGGAGTCGGCATATTATAACACGCGCAACACTACCGGCACACCTATCACAATTGGCAGAGCTGTAATGGCAGCAGGCACAACAGGTAATACAGGCCGGATTCTAATCGCTCCGGCCATTGCTGATGGAACGGTAAATAGTGAGTACATTCTTGGAATAACAGCGCAAACAATAGGCAACAACGCGAACGGCAAAGTACAGCACTTTGGCAAGATTAGAGGCATACAAACGAACGGTGCAAACTTTGGTGAGACGTGGGTGGATGATGATGTTCTTTTTTGCAGTGCCGCAACACCCGGATACTTAACCAAGGTGCAACCAGCCGCTCCAAACCTTAAAGTACCAATCGCGACTGTGATTCATGCGCATCCTTCAAATGGTACTTTATTTATCAGACCTTCCCACTTTCCTGACCTTAACCAAATAAACGACGTACAGCTAACAAGCCCGACGACCGGTCAAACGCTAATTTATAACAGCGTAACGGGCGTTTGGTCAAATCAAACTCCAGCAGATCCAAGCTCTACAAACGAGCTGCAAACGTTATCGACCGGAACCAACACTTTAACTCTATCAAATGGAGGCGGCACTGTTACAGTTGATACTGATCCGGCAAACGACGTGACAGGAAGCGGAACGAGCGGGCAAGTATCATTTTGGACAGGCGCGCAAACGCAAAGCGGGGATAATGGATTATTTTGGAATAATACAGATAAGCGTTTAGGCGTTGGCTTAACTACTCCGCAGTCGCGTTTTCACGTAGTAAGCTCCGGCACTTCCTCATCCACCTGGACAGCTCAATTCCACAACAGCGCGGGGAATAACAACGCGCTAATGATTCGGGATGATGGGAGGGTGGGTATTGGTACAAGCACTTTGAGCAACATCCTTACAATAGCAGGCTCGGCAGCCATTCCGCGTATTTATATTGAAGCTCCAGACAACACAGAAAGCGCTACAATATTATTTGACGCAAAACGACCTGCGGGCAATCCTATTTTTTCCTTTACAAATCAGGGTCGATTTATTATTGGTAATGGAATTGGTTTTTATGCGACAAGTGGGGGGCCCTCAGCGCCAATACTTAGAAGTGGTAGCGGAATCTTTGTAGGTGATGCAGGGGCTTTTGATAACACATCTGCAAACGGTATGGTGGTGCTGGGCAAGCCAAACAACTTTGCAAGAATAACAACTGGAGTAGGTTCAACTGCATCTACCGTCGAATTGATTGGAACGCATAGTCCAACAAGTACAAATATTAGATATAATATGCTTTCCATTATACCTGTTTATAATCAAACAGGTACAGCCGATGGAGCATTTGTAGGAATAGACTACAATCCAACGATCGCAAGCCTTTTAGGCCGTCATTATGCAGCTACCTTTAGAAGTGGTTCTGTTGGTATTGGAACTTCTGCTCCAAATGCATCCGCAGCTCTTGACGTGACTAGCACTACACAGGGCGTTCTCTTCCCACGAATGACAACCACCCAACGAAACGCAATAAGCAGCCCGGCAGATGGCCTTGTAATTTATAACACAACAGATAACAAACTGCAAGTCAGGGCGGCAGGCGCTTGGGTTGATCTTCACTAAAAAAAACAGACATACAATGAAAAATACACTAATATTTACCCTGCTCCTAACAGCGCTACAAATGCAAGCGCAAACAATTATAACAGATACTACCTTCATCACGCCAACCGCGCAGGGGTTATACCTTACGCATTTGACGATTGACGATCAAGGCAAGCGCACTCAAACAGACGTACCCATCACCGATACCGTTCAGCAGGTGCAAGCGCTCAGGCAGTTGTCAAGCCAAGAAATAGGCAGGCGGGTAGCAGATATGAGGGTGGTTCAAAAGTACCGGACAGAGATTGGAGGGATGATTCGCGATGGCAACCAAATAGAAAGCGCGTACGGAGTAATTTTGTTTGACACAACAGGCCAAAAGGATCTAACGCTACAAACGTGGGCGCTCAAAGGTTACACCCAGCAAACGAGTATATTTTTTCGAGTGGTTAAAGTGCAGGGTTTAGACCGCTTGCAATGGTCGTTTACAAAGGCGGCAGGCACTTGGAAGCGGGCCTACTATTCACCGGGCTACCTTCGTTTAACGGAGTGGAACGCGGAAGGCTTTATTGAGTTTTTCCAAAATGGCGCTAGCTGGTATTCACTTGGTACGGATTACGTTATCCGGCCCGCAACCACAGTAAAGCGATGATAGTGGTACTAGCAGTTGCAGCAGGCATTGGAGTAGGCTCAGGTATCATTTTGGGAGCTTGGCTACTGCAATACCTGGATGAAGTTAGCCTGCGCTGGCAGCAAAAGCGCACGAAACAAAAATAAAGACAGTACATTTGCAGCAGTTTTAAGTGTTGAAGAATGTTTTTAGCGCTCAGGGGTGATAGCCTGGGCGCTTCTTTTTACCCATTGTTTAAAAATAATTTTAAAAATGTTTTTAAAATAAAGTACTGTACCTTATCTTTGCCCTACATTCAACAACATTATCTAACTATGTCACACAAAAAAAAGTTACTCAACGAGCTGCAATACATTTTTGCGGATAACCCGCGTGCACTGCAGCTGCTTGCAGAGGCAAGCGAAGGCCGAAAGACTGTCTGCCCAGTACAGGCAGCCGTTAAAGGCACATTCTACTGGGTGGTGGAGCGCTGCTGGTGGGCGCTGTTTCAAGGGGAAGAACGGCAACAAATAGCGGTTCAATACCTAAGAAGGCAGCGATACAAGCGGGGTGATCAATACCCGCCAAAACCTTTACTTAAAAAATAGTTTAACCTTTTAAATTTTTTACGATTATGTTTGAAACACCTTCAGAGCAGCCAAAGAGCGCTGCATCATTAAGCCCAATTAAATATTGGGGCGACTACCGGCCCGGCAAAATACCTGGGCAGTTCCTTAAAAACAGTAACCCTTCAGAAGATGACAAGATCGGATTTAGCTACTACGATAAGGAATTAAAGCAGCGCATTAAGCTGCACGCCTTCACCGGATGGTTTGTCGGTCTGTACTCCCAAGTATCTGGAGCCGTACAGGTAGGCTCTTCTTTTTACAACTTCACCACTAACCTAGTGGCAGATACCCGCACCGACATAATGTCCCTCAAAGATGTTGCTAAAGGTCGGGAAATGGTCCGCGGTACGTATGCTGAGGTGAAGCAATGGTTAAATGCCAACCCTGACATGGCCGGTGTTCGCTACACTAAAGTAGTTCTGCTTTATGTGGATGAACTGGAAGCTGTAGTAGCTTTCAATGTCAGCCAAAAGCTAGAGCAGGGTTTTAGGGAAGCGGTAGCTGTTGCCAGTAACACCAAGCCCGAAAAGATTAACCTTTTCAACCTAGGCAGCTTAACTTCTGAAACATGGGGCTTCCGGTTCGATGGTAAGTACAAAGCGGTGGACCGGGAAGGGCAGCCATTTGCAGGCAAAGGCGAGTTTAGTTATGTACCTGAGCTAACTTCAGGCGTAATTAAAATCAACGGAGCGAACGCTCAGAAATTCGCCATGCTGTCAGACCTTACAAGCATGGCCACATTGTACGTAGAAGGCGCTCAGGCACACTTGCAGTCGTCAAACATACAAAGACAGGAGCAAGGCGCTGCGA